GGTGACGGCGGCCGACGCTTTCATGCAGTGTCGGGAAATCTGAACAACTTCGCGCCGGTACGCGCTTCGCGCTGATGGAACTGCGGCCAGACGAGGAGGATCCGGAGACCGCGAAGGCGATCGCGGCGATGAAGATCTACCAGGATTGGCTCAAGGAGCGGCGCGCGACCTACGACATCGATCTCGGTCACGATCACCTGCTGAGATTCTTCAATACCACCGAGGAAAAGAAGGCTGGCGCGCATGTGATGCACGTGTGCCGCGACGGTATCCTCTGCGAGGCGGGCATCGAGTTTCATGGTCCGCACGCTTGGACCGTCGAAAGCTGGGAACCGCTCACGATCTCCCCGAGCCTGCTCTGCAAATGCGGCGATCACGGGTTCATCCGCGAAGGGAAGTGGGTTCCAGCGTGAGCGCCAGCGGCTGGATTGGCGTCGACTTCGACGGCACCCTCTCCGAGTATCACGGTTTCGTCCCTGGTAGGCGCTTCGGCGATCCGATTCCCCTGATGTTGGAGCGCGTAAAGGGCTGGCTCGCCGCCGGGGTAGAGGTTCGAATCGTCACCGCCAGGGCCGCAGATCCCGACGAAGCGCGCTCCGTTCAAGACTGGTGCGAGCGCCACGGCCTTCCGAGGCTGCCAGTTACCGACCGGAAGGACTACGCGATGGTGGAATTGTGGGATGACCGCGCCATACAGGTGATCCCGAACACCGGCGCGCGCGCGGACGGCAGATAATGACGGCCGCGGCCGACGTCCAGATCGAGGATCGTTCGCCGTTCGCCGTCGGTGATTGCGAGCGCTGCAAGCGGAATGGGATGCTCGTCCTGATCACGATCAGTAAGGTCGTGGAGCAGGGATGGATGAAGATCAAGTACACGGTCGAGCAGGTGGCGATCTGCACGAGGTGCGAGGCTCGCTGGAACGACTTCAGGGACCTCAAACGAGGGAATAGCGGCGCGTGACACCCGCCCAGATGGCCAAACGCATCGAAATCTGGCCGATCGACCGCTGCATCCCCTACGCGAAGAACCCGCGCACCCACTCCCCCGAGCAGATCGACAAGATCGCGCGCTCGATCCAGGCCTTCGGCTTCACGAATCCGATCCTCGTCGACGAGAATGACGGCATCCTCGCGGGCCACGGCCGCCTCCGCGAGGCCCAGCAGCTCGGCCTCCCCCAGGTTCCGGTCATCCCGCTCACCGGACTCTCCGAGGATCAGAAGAAGCTCTACGTCATCGCGGACAATCGCATCGCGCTCGACGCCGGCTGGGACGAGGAGCTCCTGGCCAGCGAACTCGCCGAGCTCGCAACCGACGACGTCGACCTGAGCCTCTCCGGCTTCGACGAGGAGGAGCTCGAGGCGATCCTCTCCGGCTCGGACGGCGAGGCGCCCGACGGAATGAAGCCCACCGACCCCAAGCTCGGCGTTTTCGTGACCTGCACCAGCTTGAAGCACCAGAAGAAGTGCCTCACGCTCCTCGCCGGCTACGGTTACGAATGTCGGGCGGTCAACTGAAGCGTGATAGCGCGGATCCATGGCGAAGGGACTGAGCCGAAGGGGCTACGCAAGGCACCGCGGCGTCTCTGAAGCGGCCGTCCGGAACGCGATCAAGGGCGGCCGGATCACCGTCGGCGCCGACGGAACGATCGATTCGCGCGCCGCCGACCGCCAGTGGGAGCGAAATACCGACCCCTCGAAGCCCCGCAACTCGGTCACCGGGGATCCCAAGCACCAGAAGGACTCGCCCGATGACCCGTCGACGCCGATGGGATCGAAAGGCAACGGCGACGCCCAGGGAACAGCCGGCTACGCGCGGGCGCGCGGCTTCCGCGAGGTCTACACCGCCCGACTTGCGAGACTCGAATACGAAGAGCGCGCCGGCCTCGTCCTCCCCCGCGCGATCGTCGAACGCGCGGGCTTCCTCGCCGGCCAGGCTGTCCGCGACGCCATCCTCGCCATGAATGCGCGCGTCGCGCCGGTCGTGGCGCGCCTCACCGACGCCCGCGCCTGCCGCGAGACCCTCGATAAGGAGTCGCGCGCCATCATTACCGACCTGGAGAAGCGCCTCGCGGCCGCCGCGCAGCCCGAAAAGGCCGCGGCGCGGCGGCGGAAATGAGCGAACCGAACCCCTTCCTCCAGGCTTTTGCCCAGGGTCTCGCCCTCCCGCCGGACTTCTACGTCGACGAATGGGCCGATGAGCACCGCCAGCTCTCCCCGATTTCCTCGGCCGAGCACGGTCAGTACCACACCGAGCGCACTCCCTACGCCCGCGGGATCATGAGAGCCCTCTCCCCGCAAGATCCCTGCCGGTTCGTGGTCTGGATGAAGGGCTCCCAGATCGGTGCGACCGAGGTCGGGCTCAACTGGGACGGCTACAACATGCATCACGACCCGGGCCCGATCCTGAACATCGTTCCCGACCTCGAATTCGCGCGGCTCTTCTCGAAGGAGCGGATCGCCCCGATGATCGAGGGAACGCCGGTCCTCCGCGAGCGCGTGAAGGAGGCGAAGGACCGCGACTCCGGCAACACGCTCCTCGTGAAGGAATACGAGGGCGGCATCTGGATCCTCACGGGCTCGAATCGCGCCTCGCGGCTCAAATCAATGCCGATCCGCTACCTCCACATCGAGGAACCGGACGAATTCTCGCAGGACGTCGGCGCGAAGAAGGACGTCGAGGGCCAGGGCGGCGCCATCGGCCTCGCGATCAAGCGCGTCGAGACCTACGGCGACCGCGCGAAGATCTATATCAACGGCACGCCGACGATCGCCGGGCTCTCGACGATCGGCCAGTGGTTCGCTCCCTCAGACCGCCGGCGCTACTTCATCCCCTGTCCGGCATGCGGCCACCTCGATTACCTGACCTGGGAGGGCCCCGACAAGCTCTCGGAGGACCAGGGGACGCACCATCGGATCGAGATCCTGAACCGCGAGCCGTCAACGGCGCGCATGGTCTGCTCGAGCTGCCAGGAGCGGATCGAGGAGAGCTACAAGGACCAGATGCTCGCCGGCGGCGAGTGGATCGCGACCGCGACCGCGATGATGCCCAACGTCGTCGGCTTCCACCTCTCCTCGCTCTACTCGCCCCTCGGCTGGAAGAGCTGGGCGAGCTGCGCGGAGGAATTCCTCCAGGGGCTCCAGAATCCCCAGGACTTGAAGATCTTCATCAACCAGACCCTCGGCGAGCTCTATGAGGAACGCGGGACCGAGTTCAAGCCGAAGACGCTGCTGGATCGCCGGGAAACCTACAAGGCCGAGGTCCCGAACGGCGTCGGCGCGCTCGTCGCCTCGGTCGACGTTCAGGCCGATCGCTTCGAGCTCCTGGTGAAGGGCTACGGCGCCGGCGAACAGAGCTGGATGGTCGCCTTCGAGGTTCTCGAGGCCGACACGGCCAAGGAGATGGAATACCACCGCGCGCTCGATCCGTTCCTCGAGCGGAAGTTCGTTCACGAGAGCGGCCGGGAGATGAAGATCGTCCGGATGACCGTCGACTCGCGCTATCACACCGAGCAGGTCTACCGGTACTGCAAGGCGCGCGCGGCGCGCGGCGTGTTCGCGGTCCACGGGGATCCGAACCTCCGCGGGAAGCCGGTCATCTCGCCGGCATCGCGTCGGAACCAGTACCGCGCCGCGCTCTTCCCCATCTGCACGGACACGGCCAAGGACAACATCTATGCCCGGCTTTCGATCGGTGAGCCCGGGCCCGGCTACATGCACTTCCCGCACTGGTCCACGGAGGAGTACTTCAAGGGGCTCACGGCCGAGAAGATCATCTGGAAGTACCCGCCGGGGAAAAAGCCCTTCCGCGTCTGGAAGAAGACCTATGACCGAAATGAGCCGCTCGACTGCGAGGTGATGTGCCTGGCCGCGCTCTATATCGGTGGGCAGGAGTTCGTCCGCTCGCTCGCCGGCCGCGCGGCCGAGGCCGCGAAGCCGCTCGAGGATGGAGAGAAGCGGCCAACCGCGGCCGCGGCGGCGCCGCGCCAACAGCCGCGGGGCCCAAGAGGTGGCAAGGGATGGGTTGGCAAATGGCGCCGCTGACTGTAGGCTTTTGCGCATGGCCCTGGTCCGGTGTCCCGAATGCGGTGCCGAGGTATCCGACGCAGCGCCTCAATGCCCGAAATGCGGCCGACCGCTTCTTGCCAAGGCGGCCGCGCCGGCGACGACGAAGCTCAACATTCAAGGCAGCGTGTGCCCGGCGTGCGGGAATCGCTATAGCAGCAAGCACACGGAGGCCGGCTGCTTCTATTGGACCATGGTCGCCCTCTTCGTTGCTCTTCCGCTGATTCTCTATCCGTTCCTGCCCCGAGTTTGGCGCTGCCACCAGTGCGGCCAGGAATGGAGGGCTTAGATGCTCGCCACGAAGCCGGTCAAAAAGAACTCCGCGGCCCAGGATCTCGCCCGGAAGCGCTGGGACAAGGCCACGAAGAAGGATCGCAAGAAACAGGGCGAACTCCTGGCCGAGGGTCGCCGAAAAGCCCGCAAGAAGCGCCGCAACTCTCCCGCCTAACTTTCTGTTGACGAGGCCGCATTTGCGCATATAAGCTCTCTCCACTCGTCGAAGGGCTCCGCACCCGTGAGGCATCATGGCACGACACCCACGCGGCGCCCATGGAAGGTCAAAGCGCAGCATCACAATCGAGGATCTAGGGCGGATGGTGACCGCGGACTACGTCGCGAACGGCCGAAAGACCGCGAAGCGGGTCGATGAGAGCTACCGGCTCCATCTGATCCCCTTCTTTCGCGAGGTTCCGATCGATCGCATCGGCCGGCTGACGCCCGCCTACCGCGATCGCCGCCTCGCCGAGGGCGCGATGCCCGCGACGATTCGCCTCGAGCTCATGAATCTGAGCCGCGGCTTCACGCTGGCCGCGCTGCATGGCGATCTCGACTATCCCCAGCCCATCGTCACGATCCGCGTCCAGCACGTCCGGCAATTCTCGATTCCCGAGGACGCCATCGACACGCTCCTCGCGCGATTGCCCTATGACGTCCGCGACACGGTCCAGGCGCTCGCGCTCACCGGCTGGCGAACCTCGGAGATCACCGGACTCCTCTGGTCGAACATCGACTGGCCCAACTCCGAGATCCGTTTGGATGCCGGGACGGCGAAGAACGGGCGCGCGCGGGTGTTCCCTTTCGAAGCGCTGCCGGAGATGGGCGCGCTGCTTCGCCGCCGGTGGAAGAAGACCCTTGACGCCGAGGCGGTACTCGGGTGCAAGATACCCACCGTCTTCCACCGTGCAGGGAAGCCGATCAAGCGGTTCTACAAGTCCTGGCGAACCGCCTGCCGGCTGGCGGGGATCGTGGGAGCGGTCCCTCATGATCTCCGGCGCACGACCCGGATGATCCTTCGCAGGGCGGACGTTCCCGACCAGACCGCGATGGACCTTCTGGGCCACAAGACCCGGAGCAGCAGCGACCGCTACGGACTCGTCGAAAGGGAGGATTTGCAAGAAGGGACCCGTCGCTACGCCGCCCGGCTAGCGAGTTCGCGGACCCGACGAGGGCTATAATCCACCGCTGGTGGGCAACGGATTTCTAATCCGTTCGGGCGCACTCCTGGCCCCGCTTCATCCCCCGCCAAACGAACCGGATTCGAGCCCCCCTGAAAAAGAACTGAGGCGCCGCGCGGGAGAGCGCGACGCCTCGAGGAAGGTAGCAAAAGAAGCGGGGCGAGAGATCCAGGCGGCGTCCTTAGCAAGATCTGCCGGTCTCTCGCCCCTCACACGGATGCGACGCCGCGAAGCGCCGACCGCGGAGCTAGCCTAGCCGGGCTGCAAGTCCGGTGTCAAGCCTACCGCGATCCTCGTTTCGTCGGCCTCGCCTCCTTCCCGGGGGTGTCAGGGAGGTCGCCGTGGCACGAGGCCGTCCGCGTTCAGCCTACGATCCCGAAACAGACCAGCCACCGATCAAGCTAGAAGAGGCGAAGCGGCGCGGCCTTTGGGCCGTCCACCGCGTCGCTGAAGGCTTCTATACCTCCTGCCCCGCTGGACATCACTCGGCCGGGATCTTCGTTGCCTACGCGGCCGATAAGTCCGCCGCCGACCGGCTCTGTGCTTCGAAGGCGGAGGACGAGCGGCTCCAGATGGCGATCGTTCGCGTCCATGTCCGCCTCGGCCCCCGGATTCCAAGGAGGGTCCCGGCATGAACCTCGAATGCCTTTCCGCGCCGAAGTTCGAGCCGAGGGAGTTCGGCCTCCCCTGTCCGCACTGCCACCTCCGGTCGATGACCGCGACCGGCGACCGGATCTACGTCTGCATCAACCCCGACTGCCCGGGCGAGCTCACGAAGGTCTTCGGAGCGTGCGTCTGCATGCTCACCATCGATCCCCTTCGGGGCCCGGAGCTCCGTCCATGGCGTGAGGTCGTGGCGCGCGATCGGATCCGCAAGACCGATCCGCGCGGCTTCCTCCGGCGGGCCGGAGTGCTCCGGTGAACTATCTCCAACTCACCGAGGAACAGCGTCTCGCCCTGACGGTGGTGGTCCGAAATGCCGAGGTGAATCTGAAATATCAGCGTGAAGCGCCGTGGGAGCGCGAAATGCCCGACGGTACTCAGGCAGCAGTCGCAGTCGTGCTCGAGATGCTGAAGCCCGCGGCCCCGCTGAATACGCTGCACCGCGTTGGCTTTTTCGGCGGGCAGATCGGAACCGAATGCCCGCTGTGCCACCAGGTCAAATGGCGGCGGGCGTGAACGCGGGCGAGCGGTCAGCGGCCCACGGGGGTA